TCTCCATCTATAATTATTGGTTCAATAGAACCCTTAAAGTGTCTAACCCACGTATAGGCTTCTTCTACACCCTCGAAGTACCACTCTACTTCCTCAGTAGCACCATCTCTCTCTAGCAACACTACCAAAAAGCACTCAGCATCTTCTGGGCCTGTCCACTCGTAACCTAAGTCCTGTTGGGTGAAAGGCCCTTCAATGATACGATGGATAATCAAGTCACTGTTTGTAGCCACATCAAAGACACCCTCAGGTGCATACTTGATAGCCATAGACTTCCCTACATTAGCTACCTTTAGGCTTGAGGACCATAGCCACATACCTATGTTAAACCTGTTCATTGGCAGTCTCCTAAGTAATCTTCTATAAGGTTCCCGACAACCTCGTGTACACCAGCGCCCCCATTATACCAAAGAACTATAAAAGACTGCCATTCATCGTTATCACCCAAGAGTGTAGAAAAACCGCAAGGGTCTAAATCCTTGACTTTAAAGAAGGTAAATAACAAACCCCTTACTTTCACATAATGACACTTGTGTTCTTCCTCTAAGTCATAAAACTCATCGGTGTCACTTATATCAACATCTATAAAAGACCTTTTGAAAACCCCGTAGAATACTTCCATCTCACTCATCAGTTACTCCTCTAGCCACTCTAATGGCACTAATTTATCTGAGTACAGGAACCCGTGCTTACTACACCAGTCACCATAAGTATTCTTAGACCCTTTGTACAACTTAGACTTACTATTACTAAAGACAAACCTAATGTCTAGCTTAGGGTGTTGCTCTTTGATAAGCAAGTGTTTAGCCCTGTCTGAACTAACGAACCTACCTTTAGTCTCAATGATAATCCCGTTAGGTAACTCAAAGTCAATGAGGTAGGTAGATACTTTCTTTTGGTACTTAATCTTGCGTTTCTCGTACTCGTAGGTATAGCCTTGGTCCTCTAGGTGTCTAGCGTTATTGTACTCTAAGCCTGATCTAAAGTCATCTCTTTTAGCTACCATAATCTGTGTAACCCTTCTTCGCATCTTTAACTTGCTTGCACCAAGAAGACCATTGAGACTCTGTAACTAGTTGCGTCCTTTTACCCCTATGATAACCAGAAGTATCCCTCATAGTCTCGCAAGCGTCAAGAAGGCATTTTAGTGTTGCTTCTAAGTTGGTGGTTCCCATAGTTCCCCCTCATAACGTCTAAGCCATAGTAGCCTAGCGTTCTCTAGTACACGTTCTATATCCCCATCGTAAGCCTTAACACAGGCTTCATACAGTTCTTGTTCTGTAGTCAACCCATCAAGTATCTTACCAGCTTTCACAGGGCCTACACGATGGATACCTTTGATATTGTCGGCATTGTCTCCTGTAAGTATCTGCGTATAGAAGAACTTGTTACCTTCGTCTACACTAATGTAACTCCACTCATTCTTAACGAAGTTAAAGTTCCACCCGTGTAGCTGCATCATGTCTTTGTCGATTGTACATACTACAGTAGTCTCAGGGTCACCAATACAGGAAGCAATACCAATTAGATCATCAGCTTCTTCCCCTTGTGATACTACAGCACCCCACTTGTCAATAAGGTGTTGCCTAGCTGCTGGTAGGTTCGTAGGTTTTACTACGTCCTTACGGTTCCCTTTGTAGGGTGCAGTCTTGGCTACCTCATAACGAAAGTTCCCCTTCCCTGTGAGGTAGCACTCTAGGTTATCTTCTGTAGGGAAAACCACAGTCTCCCCTACGATGTAGTTCATCAGTTTGTCCACTTGTTTAATAGTGTCGGCTTCAGTCCCTTTAACCATAGGTATGTCACACTTGGGAATTTTGTAGTCAGTAGGAAACACAAAGTCAGGGTCTACAACATACTCTGTCCCTGCTGCTGCCCTATACCCAATAATATCACCATCAATGATTACCTTAGTCACACTCTTCGGTTTTTTCAAAGTAAATCCTTTCTAGCACTAAAGTCTTAGGGATGTCATCTTCAAAAGGGTAACCTTTAGACGCTTCATTTACGAAGTAATCTGTACCTCTTACATTAACTACTTCACGCTCTCTAATGGCACCCATCCCGACGCTCCTTTACGAACTTCTTGTAGTCACTACAAACCAAGTAATACTTAAGAACTCGATACATAGAGGCCAGATCAGCAGCCTTGTTATCCGGAGTCTCGAACTCATCCCAATCAGGGTTCTCAAGGTCACCAATGATACTCTTTAGCTCTTGTGCAATGATGAAGTCTTTGTAGTCATAGTAACGCCATCCCAAGTCTTCCTTAGCACGTTTGTCGAAGTACCGAAGGAAGTCCTCATTAGTTTCCTTAGTATCTTCTTGTGCAGCCTCGTACCGTGACTTGTAAATACCTTCGACCTCTTTATCTGTCAACATATATTCGTTATTCATTCAGTAGACTCCCTCTACGAGCAATGGTGCAGCTACAGGAAACTGCTTCTTTAGTTCTTCATAGACCTTCTCAGCTACATAACGTGTCTCAGCTTGAGTGTCTTTACCGAGGCGTAGTTTACACATATTCGCAAACGCCCCCAGCGTACCACTCCATGTCCATGCAGTCATAAGGTCTTGTGGTAGCAACCCTCTAACTTGCTCTGGCGCAACTCCATCGTCAATCATCTTGTTGTACAAGTCTAAGGAGTCTTCATAATACTCAAGTAACTCATCCATGTAACCAGTACCCACCCCGTGATTCCACGTAGGATGAACTCCACCAGACCCTTGCTTAACATCCTCGGCTTTATTACGGTACAAGTGACGATAGAACTCTACATCATAAGTGATATACCTACGAGAATACTCACTCATAATGAGATACTCATGCTTAACCAAGTGTCTGGCTACAAAGATAGGTGCCTTGACCTCAAAGGAGAAGAAGCTATGTGAGAACGGTGTATCGTGAGTAGGTTTGTTACGCCACTCCCAGAGTAACTCTAGCAAAAAGCCAGAGTCGAGACCTTCTAGGTCTGTCCCTTGTTGATTGAATGCGTTATAACCTAGACGTTGGACTTCTTCAGTAAAGAAATCAAAGTCATCCGCAGTCATACCCCTAGCCAAGAACTCTAGCAACCGCTTGTCTTTGTCTTTTAGCTTGTAGTAATGAGGGTTTGAGTCCCCCTGAACGATTGTCCACTGATCTGTTTTCTTATCAGTTAACTCCCACTCACTACGCTTACCAAAGGAACGACGGGCTGCGTTCGTAATTCCTAAGTCGGAACCTGTAGGGGGTACATCCGGATTAAGCTGTACGATTATTTGTTCTTCAGTCATTTAGAACTCACTCCACTTCATTTCACCCCTTTTGGTAGCATAACCCACACGATTAACGAAGTCATAGCCACACCCTCGCATACTCTCAGCGAAGAAGTACATCATATCCATAGCTGACATATCCTCCTTATCTCGTGTAAGGGTTACCAATCGTGTACCCAATTTCTCATCTTCTTCTTCGTAGATAATTGTTACTTTAGCCATTGTCTTTCACCCCTTAGTATCTGTGTACAGATCGACACCATCAATTACCCAACCAGCACCAATGGCGGCATAGAAGAATACCGAAGCTAGTTCTTCAATAAGAACCACATCTTCCTTAACCACCATTGTAGTTTGTCCGTTAATACCCCCGTTTTCATCCTCAGTCTCGATTAGGATTGTTACTTTAGCCATATCAGAAGTCTCCTTCGTTCATTGAAGCTGGTTCGTACTTTACGTGTTCCACAATCTTCACGGCCATCATCTCAGCGATCTTACCGTCCCACACGTTGAACTTAACTACCACCTTAGAATCATTACCAATCAAACCATCAGCATCTTTGTCCCAAGGTTTTACACCTTCTGGTGTGTCCTTAACGATAACTGGTGGCCCCATCACTACACCTTGCTCACCTGTGTCACGATCTGTGAACTTAGGGTTAAAGTGCTTACGAGTACACTTGTAGTAAGTGTTACCTTCGTCATCCTCTTTCCAGAGTTGTCCTACCATTCCCTTGTTAGGGATACCATCAGCGATAGCCTTCTTTTTCGCTTCGGGGGTAAGAAACAGGTTCATAACGTACTGACCTTGGATACTCTCAAGTTTGATACGCTGATCTGAATCTTCTGGCAGGTTCTTGCCTAGGTCTTGGTCACCATCGAATACTCGTGCGTATTGTGCTGTGCCTTCTACGTAAACTGTAGCCATAGTGTTTAGTCCTTTGTCTCTGTTTGTGATACCCTTGTATCTATATATAAGTCCTTTTACAGTAGGATTACAATAGCTTAGGGTTTATTTAGTTTTGGTGTTGCTATAGTGCAACGCTAGTTTTGCCGATGTTGGTTGCCGATGTTATTATACAAGTGATACCCCAACTGTTCTACGATAGGCCAATACACTGAGTTGCCTACTTGCTTAAGTCTGTCCACCCCTCCGGAAATGCCATTATGATCTCCGCACACGTAGGGCAAGGATTCCCTTTGAAGTGCATACTGAACGATATTTGCTTCCCGATTTCTTGTCTCCTCTTTACGGAGGGATTCGAGAGGTCTCCACGGTTTTTGCTGTCCGACGCGAGTGGGGTAGGCAAGTATGAAGGTTCTGTCCCTCTCGTGAGTGGCACCAAGGTGTTTAGCGGTGATACTGTGCCATTCCGCATCGTACCCGACCGAGTTAAGGCCGTACAAGACTTCTCCAAGTCCTCTATGTCGAAGGGCTGAAACATTTTCAATTATAACTCCTTTTGGTTTAATGTCTCTGATTAGACGTAGGTAGTGAAACCACATAGACGACCTAGTTCCGTGTAAACCGTCTTTCGGACCTGAGTTTGAGATATCTTGGCAGGGAAAACCACCTGTTATAACATCTACAGACCGTGAAATACGTAGTTCATAACCTGGTGTTCTGTCGTATACCTCACTTACTATTCCTTGCATACCCTCTAAACTCTGGATGTCACCGAAACACTGAACACCGGACCAATGCTTGTGTAGAACCTCTTGACAACTCTTGTCCCACTCGCAGAAAGCTACAGTCTCATACAGCTTAGTCTTCTCCAGCCCTAATGTAAAGCCTCCGATACCTGCAAATAGGTCTAATACCTTTAGTTTATTTTCCATATGTACCTTTCTCTAATGAACAGCCGAATAACTACAGCCATACTGAATGTCACTGGTAATCTCTACGTTTAGCTTCAATGTCTCGTTTACCTCTCTCATGGCTTCCTCTAGTAATTCTGTGTGTTTGTCCTCTTGTCCTTTCTTTACATATGACAAGTGTTCGTCGTGGTAATTGAGGGAAAACTTAATCCCCTTCTCTCTACACTTCTTTACCCACAATTCAAAAATGAAGACCCCTGTACCCTGATTTAACGTAGAGAAAGCATCTTTGGTATACCTAAGGCTGTAGTAAAAACCACTAACAGGATTCTTCAAGTACATGCTACCGTCCTTGAGCGTCTTAATGTATTGTGCTTTAGCTATCTCCTTTACTGACCAGTTACGTTCCCAATAAGCCTCAATCAAGTCCTTACACCTTTGTACAGACATACCTGTAGACCTACTAAGGGTAAGCTCACGAACACCATAGACACCCGCGTAATTAGCTGGTTTGAACACGTTACGGACTGCCTTAAGCTCTGGTGCTTTCCCTTCATTATAAAGGTCGATCTGATCTTGGGTAATCTCACCAGCGTGTTTAGCCAAATCTAAATGCTCATCAAAGCCCTCAGCACTCATCTCAGTTACATAAGCAGGGTCGTAGTCCCACATATAGTGCTTTTTCGTTGATGACTCTAGTGACACAACATCAGCACCACACACAGTGTAACCTTCAGGCGCTACGATACACCCCCTGATCTCCTCACCCCATGCTGATCCTACCTTGGGTAGATTAACGATAGGTGCTCTGTGCTTGAACCTCAGAGTGTTTGTGTAGCCACCAGCACCAGCTACTACGTGACCATACTTAGGGTTATCCTTAA